ATTTCCACCGTATTTTTGGAGAATCAGAGCGAACTGGCGGTAACTGGCGAGATGCAAGAACATGATTGGCGGATTGGTAGGGAACAGCCGAGATTGGAATCGGTTGGTGTTGGGGCCGAATCGTATGGGGCACAGGTTGCTCGATGGGCTGAGCGTCATATGCAGATGACTTTGATGCCATGGCAGATTCATGCGTTGTCTGGGCAACTTGCGCATGATGGTGATGGTGTTTTGCAGTTCCGTGAGTCTCTTGTGAGTACGGCTCGTCAGAATGGAAAGTCAGTTGCTTTGCAGGCGCTTATTGGGTGGTGGATGACTGAGGGTGCTGTTATTCGTAAAGGGCCACAGTCTGTGATGTCTGTTGCTAACAAACTGGACAGGGCTGAGGCCATCTTTCCTTTGCTTGCCAACATCCTTGTGGATTCGTTTGGCGGTAAGAAACTTGCTGCTATTGGTCGTAAGTCTGTTGAAATGCCGGATGGGTCTAGGTGGGAAATTAGGGCTGCTACTAAGAGCCTTCATGGTGGGTCTCACGACTTGATTGTGTGTGACGAGTTATTTGACATTGACTCAGAAGTTGTGGACACGGCTTTGCGCCCCTCACAGATTGCTCGAAAGTCCCCCCTGCTCTCTATGTGGAGTACGGCTGGAGACCAGAACAGTGAAACTATGATTAAGTTACGCCAGCAAGCCATGGCAGATATAGACAAAGGACTGCCAAGTCTGTTCTATTTTGCTGAGTGGTCAATGCCGGGGCATTTATCGCCGCTGGATGAAAAGAACTACTGCTGGGCTAACCCTTCTCTGGGTACCACTATCACTATTGAGGCTCTTCGAGCAGTATCTAAAAAAGACAGTTTTATGCGAGCCCATTTGAATCAGTGGATAACTGCCAGAGGTGCATGGCTTGACCTTGGCGTTTGGGAAAAGAATCAAACCGATATTCCTATGCCTGATGGTGGATTTCTATCTGTGGATAGTTCTGTGGATGATGCTCGATATGTTGGTGTCAGGGCTGCTGAAGTAGATGGCAAAGTCATTGTGCAGACAGAGTTTGTGACTGAGACCGAAGCCGATATGTGGGCCGCTATTGCTCGTGTTATGGAAAACCCAGAAGTGCAACTGCTGATAACGCCAACGCTCGATATTCATGTTCCATTGTCATTGCGTAGGCGTACCACCATTACTGGCTATGCAGAACTAACCAAGTACACAACTTTGGTGCGTTCAATGATTCACGAAGGCAATGTTAAACACCATGGGGAAACCCTTTTGGCTGACCATTGCGGCCGAGCCGTTTTGGTCAAAACACCTTCTGGGGCTGTTGTCAGCAGCCAACGCTCTCCCGGACCAATCGAATTGTGTCGTGTGATGATTTGGGCTGTGGCCCAAGTATCTAAACCAAAACAAAAGACAAAACCCATGATGGTCATTGTGGGTGGCTAAACTACTGGCGGTATTGCTCTGGGCGTTGTCGGGATGAGCAGGGCAGTACCACATTTCTTACACTGAAAGTGGCATACTTCCATCATGGCTCTCTTCGATAAAAAAGTTACTAAGGCCGCTATCAGTCCTATGCCTGAAGTTCAGGCTGCTGTCGGCTATGGCGGTGCCAACATGATTGGTGACTTTTGGGCATACCAACAGGGAGAAGCCAGAGCGGCTGCTATGCAGGTAGCGACCATTAGTCGTGCAAGAGACCTTATGGCTTCAGTGCTTGCATCTATGCCACTGAAAATGTATAACGAACGCTGGAACGAAGAAGACGGCGAAATGGAAGAAGTACCTATTGCGCCTCGCTCGTGGTTACGCCAGCCAGACCCAACAGTCACTTATCCATTTTTGATGGCTTGGACTTTTGATGACCTTTTGCACTACGGAAAAGCGTACTGGTATATAACTGCTAGAGATGCTTCAGGCTTTCCTTCAGCGTTTACTCGTATTCCTGCCGGCTCAGTGACTACGCCAGATGTGCCGGGCAACATACCTTTCGGCCCTTCTAAAGAAATCATGTTTGCTGGAAACTTCCTTAAAACAGAAGATGTTGTGCAATTCCTGTGCCCAATTGAAGGCATTGTTTATAACGGCCACCAAACCATTTCAACAGCCAACGCAATAAATGACGCCCGTAAGCGCAATAGCACTTCGGCGATTCCAGCCGGTGTACTTTCCCAGACTGGTGGTGAACCGTTGTCAGCACAAGAACTTGCTGATTTAGCAGCACAATTCAACACTGCACGAGCCACTAACCAGACTGCTGCACTTAACGAGTTTTTGAAATACGAAGCCACTACGGCTACACCAGACAAGATGATGCTTATTGAATCAGCCAATTATTCAGCACTTGAAGCGGCCAGATTGTGCTCAGTTCCCCCCTATTTGGTTGGCGTTTCTACTGGTGCTTATTCGTACCAGTCATCTGAACAGGCTCGTGCTGACCTTTACATCTTTGGTGTCCAGCCCTACGCTCAGTGCATTGCCTCAACGCTTAGCATGAACAATGTGCTTCCAAGAGGCACTTATGTTTGTTTCGACACAGATGACTTCTTAGTAGAGAACGAAATGGCCGACTCAATGGATACCAACCAACCAGAACAAAACACACAGGAAGCGTTAGCAGAATGAAACTTAACCTCTCGGCAGGCTTTGCCATTGACTTAGAAGCAGCGGCTGGCGATGCGCCAACCCGTCAAATATCAGGCATTGCGGTGCCCTATGATGTTCCAGCACGAGTTAGCGATGGCACCTTGGTGCAGTTCTCACAAGGCTCTCTGCCAGTAGATGGCAAGGCCCCAAAGATGTTCATGTACCACGACAGCAGCCAGCCAGTAGGTCTGGTCACTGCTCGTAAAGAAACCCCACAGGGCATGATGTTCACTGCTTCAATCGTGGACACCCAAGCAGGCACAGATGCTTTGACAATGGCAGCAGCAGGAGTCCTAGATTCTGTGTCGGTTGGCGTCAATGTGCTCGAAAGTTACAACGACAAGAACGGCACCATGATTGTCACGGCAGCCGATTGGTTAGAACTCTCGCTGGTGCCTATCCCAGCATTTTCGGGCGCACTCGTAGAATCCGTGTTTGCGTCAAATGAATCTGTTACCATTCCAGAAGAACAGGCACCCGATGAGTCTGAAGAAACCGAACCACAGGAGAATCCAGTGTCAGAACCAATCATCGAAGCCTCAGCACCTGAGTCAATTCCAACCTCACCTTTGTATGCACAAGCAGCACGAGAGTTCACTTTGCCATCAGCAGGTGAGTTCATGGCAGCACTTCACGCTGGCGGTCAGACTTTTGCAAACATGAACAAAGCAGTTGCTGATTACACAGCATCAAAGCGCACAAACATTCAAGCAGCCGCAGGCGATGTCATCACAACTGACACACCGGGTCTCCTTCCAATTCCAGTGCTTGGCCCTCTGGTGCAAGATTTAAATTTTTTGCGCCCTGTCTGTGAAGCCGTGGGAGTTCGTGCTTATCCAGATTCTGGTCAGCAAAAAACATTCATTCGCCCAACGATTACAACGCATACCAGCGTTGCAGCGCAGAGCACTGAACTTTCAGCAGTATCAGCAACCACAATGGTCATCGCTTCCAACTCGGTAACAAAGACCACACTTGCTGGTCAGGTCACATTGAGCGCACAAGATATTTCGTTTACATCGCCTGCAGCAATGCAGTTGATTTTGAATGACCTCATGGGTGAATACATGATTGCATCTGACAACCTTGCAGCAGACAACTTACTTGCCGCTGCAACATCATCTGGTGTTTGGGATTTGTCAGTCGCTGACCTTCTCAAGAGCGTTTATGACTCAGCAGTGGACATCTCAAATGGCCGCAACTGGACACCAACACATATGTTCGTTTCTCCTGATGTTTGGGGCCAACTCGGACAACTTGCAGACTCAACTGGTCGCCCAGTGTTCCCATTCATTGGTGCAGGTCTTACAGGCCAGAACGCACTTGGAAATGCATCAGCATCTTCATGGAACGGAAACCCACTTGGGTTGCAATTAGTGGTGGATTCAAATTTTGCCGCCAAAACCATGATTATTACAAGAGTCGGTCAAGGACAAGGCGATGCATATGAATATTATGAAGCACCTCAGTCTTTGATGAGTTTTGAGAACCCATCAGTTTTGGGTCGCACAATGTCATTCCACGGTTTCTGCAGTACATTTGCTGCTGTACCGGGCATGATTCGCAAAATCACTCAGGCTTAGCCCGAAAGGCGGTTAGCCGCCATGGCTACATACGAGATTATTTTTAACCAACGCATAGACAACTATGCAGTGGTTCAAACTCTCACAGATAACGATGTTGCAGTCGGTGAGTCAATCACTGTCTCAGGTCTTGGGTCTGGGCTAAACGGAACCTTCACTGTTTACGCCCAGCCTCAATACCTATTCATGGGTACCGACTCTGACGGCAACCTCATCTTCGATGCAACCTTTCCAATACCAAATCAGGTCATGTACTATGACGCTGACACTGACCTAGACCGTGTTGCAGTACAACCACCGGGCACCCTGACTTATACGCAGACTTGCACTTGGGTAACTTCCAGTCAAGTCATGGCATATCTCGGAATAACCATTGACAATCCTTCTGATGATTACACGCTCTTGACTCAATCCACTTCAGCGGCCAACGCTTTCTGCTGGAGACGCAGGCAAGAATCCGGCTATACAGGTGATGCGCTTGGAACCTCACCGGGCGGAGATTGCACTTTGGGCGTTTTAATGTATGCAGCGGCCTTGTGGCGCTCTCGTGGCTCTGTGCAAGACACCTTCGCTACCTTTGATGGAATGGGCTCTGCAAGCGTCTCAGCGATGACTCCCATGATTAAGCAACTCTTGGGCATCTCACGCCCTCAGGTGGCGTAGTGGCTTACACAGACCTTCTCAACGAAGTCCTAGACGATGTTGCAGCCAAGATAGCCACAGTCTCTGGTCTGAGGGTTGTAACAGACCCCACCAAGATTGTGCCTAACTGTGTCTTTGTAGATGCGCCATCATTCACCACCTTTGCTGGCAACGGCAACATTCTTAGTGTGTCTTTCCCCATCAAGGTTCTTGGCTCTGGCCCTGCTGGCCTGCCAGTCTTGCGCCAACTGCTAAGCACCACAGCGAAAGTCATATCGAGCAATGTAATCGTCATGAATGGCCAACCAACTGCCTACCTTATTGGCGGTGCAGAATATCCCTGCTACGACCTAGTAGTATCCATACAAGCACAGACAGCGTAAGGCAGACCATGTTCACAATCATTTCCCCAAGAGTCGGAACACCGGGCGACAAGTTCGAACCATCCGAAGATATAAATACTGAAGCCCTTATTGAAGGTGGCTTTATCAAATCCGACAAAACCCCAACCAAATCTGCTAAAACAGTAGAAACATCTCTAGAGGAGTAACACCAATGGCTATAAGCACATATCTTTCCAACCCATCACTCACTGTCAATGCAGTGGATTTGTCGGACCAATGCACATCAGCGACTTTGACGGTCAAATACGATGCTCTTGAATCGTCGGCGTTCGGAAATTCTTCAAGGTCCTACGTTGCTGGATTAGGCGACCACGAATTAGTGTGCGAACTTTTTATGAGTTACGCCGCCTCGGAGACTTACGCAACTTTGGCCGCTTTGGTGGGAACACAAACCACAGTGGTTATGAAGCCAACTTCAAGCGCTGTCGGTGCAACTAACCCATCGTTCACTTTGACCGGCACATACCTTGAGGCGCTGCCAGTTATTGACGCAAGCCTTGGTGAATTGTCCAGCATCTCGCTGACATTCAAGGGCGGCACCTACGCTGCTGCAGTCGCATAACCAAACCAACAAAGGAAACCCGACATGAAACTAGAACTATGTGCTGACATGGGCGAAGGCCCATTCACAGTAACCACCAACCTTTGGTGTGTCACCCAATGGGAACGCAAGTACAAGACCAAGGCATCAGAGATGGCTAACGGTATTGGGATTGAGGATTTGGCTTTTCTTTGCTGGTCTGCGTGTCAAGTCCACGGCCATGTCGTTCCAGTGGTCTTTGATGATTTCATAAAGAAATTAGTGTCATTGGAAATCCAGAGCGAGGACACCGACCGCCCTTTCTCCGAGGCACCTACCGACATTCCCTAGCGGCGGTGCTTATTGCCACAGGGTTTTGGCCTCATGAGATAGAGTTCACCAGTGACGACCTCTCGACAGTCATCAAAATGATTAACGAAAGTCGAAAGTAATGGCAGTAGATGTAACGATGGAATTTTCAGGTCTTAAAGAAGCCCTGAAGGAAATCAACACCATTGACAAAAAACTGCGCCGCCAAATAACTCGTGACTTCAAACAGATTGTGCAACCAGTTGTAGGCAAAGCCGAATCTATGTTGCCAAACAATGCCCCACTGTCCGGCATGAAAAGGTCTTGGAAGGGCAAATCAGGCGCTGACATTATGTCTTGGAATGACGCTTTAGTCCGCCGCAACATTAAAGCCTTTACGAGTGGCAAGAAAGTGCGTGACACCGGCTTAGGTTTCAAACAGAACCTAGGCACCTTTGGTATTAAATGGTTAGGGCCACAAGCATCCGCATTGGACATGATGGCTAAAGGCACAATGGGCGACAACTTAACCAACCGATTTGGCCCCCCATCTCGTATTATTTACAGGGCTTACGAAGCAGCAGACGCAAAAGTTCAGGCAGATGTTAAAGAACTTGTGAACAAAGTAATGAAAATGACCAACAGTGCAATGAGGATGAAATGAGCGTAATTCTCAACATAGTTTCAGAATTTGACAGCAAAGGCATCAAACTCGCCCAGCGCCAATTTCAGCAACTAGAGAAAACCAGTGACAAGGTTGCTTTTGCCATGAAGCGCAGCATGGTTCCAGCCACCGCCGCACTGACGACATTTGCGGCCGTTGCATTCAAAGCCACCAAAATGGCCAGCGACCTCAATGAGGAAACCAGCAAAGCCCAGCAAATCTTTGGTGATGCCAGCGATTCCATTATTGCCTTTAGCAACACGGCTGCTAGCAAACTTGGTCAATCCAAAACAGAAGCCTTAAAAGCAGCAGGCACTTTTGGTGTTCTTGGTCAAGCAGCAGGATTAACAGGCACCGACTTAACTGCCATGTCTATTAAGTTCACCCAACTTGCAAGCGACTTGGCGTCATTTAATAACACAAGCCCGGAAGATGCTGTGTTGGCTTTGGGCGCTGGACTGCGTGGCGAGGCTGAACCATTAAGGCGTTACGGTGTTCTGCTTGATGATGCAACGCTACGCCAGAAGGCTTTAGACCTTGAGTTAGTTAAAAGCACTAAAGAGGCACTGACTCCACAAATTAAAAGCCTTGCTGCACAAGCAGTAATTCTTGAAAAGACAGCCTTGCAACAGGGCAACTTTGCTTTGACCGCTAAAGATGCAGCCAACCAGCAACGTACTTTTACTGCCAAACTTAAAGACCTTCAAACCCAAATGGGTGTTCTTTTCCTGCCTGTCTTAAAAGAAACCCTAGACACCCTAAATGATTACGCAGATGTTTTAATTTATTTGACTGACAACACAGACAAAGCCAAAAACTCGACTGGCAAATGGCTAGACCGATTTGTCAAACTGGCCACAATAGTTTTGCCTTTTGCCCAAGTCATGAAGGGCCTAGGAATTGTTGTCGGCAAAGTCAATGAGTATGTAGGCAACCAAGCCCAAGCGCTGAAACAAAACGAACGAGCCACAAGTCGAGTTACAAACAAAATACAAGAATTGGCTGGCTTTGAAAAGTTGCTTCAAACCAAAGTTGATGACACCACAAAATCAACAGACAAATCCACAGCCGCTGCAAAGAAAAAAGCCGAAGCCTTAGCCAAGAGCAAAGAAGCCACTGCCAAACTTAAAGAGCAAATAGATGAACTTGCTAATGCTTTGCGTGAAAGACTTAATGTCAGACTTGAAGATGCGAAAGACAAACTTCAAACCGCACGAAATGCTTTTGATAATTTTGGCAAGAGTGTAGGCGATGCCATTATTGGTTCTTTTAACTTTGGCAATGCTCAATCTGAGGTGGCTGGCAATGCAGCAGATGTCAAGAAAGCCCTAGATAAACAGGCTGAAGCGCAAGACGTAGTAAATAAAGCACAGGCTGATTTCAACTTTTTTAAACGTGATGATTATGCGAAAATTCTTGCTGAAGCCATGGATGAACTAGCCATCGCCACTGGTGAAGTGAGTGCTCTCCAATCAAAGCCAATGACTTTCTTTGACGCTCTTGAAAAACAAGCCGTCAAGGCTAAAAACTTTAATGAATTAGTAAACAGACTGATGGCTGCCGACCTTAACGAAGCGGCTTTGCAACAAGTTCTGGCAGCAGGAGTAGATGGCGGCACAGCCATTGCTGAGTCAATCCTCGAATCTGCTGACGGCGTTCTAAGAGCCAATAACTTGACTTCTGCCATGCAAAAACTTGCTGATGATATGGGCAAAAAA